AACCTACATGACCCCTTCACAGATGACTACTCACTGTCATCTACACGCCATCTCTGAGCTCTTCGCTCTCGGATGAGAGTTCCTACTCATAAATCTGTCTGAAATGCCCAACTAAAGCTCCATACATAGACATAAATGGTGGTGTCTCGTTAACATTGTTCAACGTAATGACCGGGTTCAAAAGGTATTCGGGTATGAGTAAAATGAGCGTGTATGCAACTAAGACTCGACGTTGTTTATCAGCTGGTGTAGTGCCTGTTGTTAGTAAATCCTCATAAAATGATGGCTTCAGATTTTGAAAGTACAAACTAACCTCTGGACTGATGACTCTGGTAACAGAATTAAATGGCTGAGATGTGGTAAGCATACTCACAATACCAGGTAGATAGGGTAGGATTGGCGTCACAATTTGATAAAACCACCGTGATAATTCTGTGTTTGTTGTTTGACCCAACGTTCCTTCAATGCCCATCTCAATTAGTGAACGCTGCCCACTTCGAACAGAATTACGTAAATCACCAGTTGCGGTAACAAGTATACCACCCTTCCCAGTTGGAAACGTCACCTTTTCACCAAACCGTTGAACATGCGAATATGGTTGTAGTTTAATTATCGTTGAAGTCTCACCACGAAGGATAGAAAAGCTAAGTTCAACATCAGCTGTGCTGCGGATCGTAAATAAAACTTCTCCTGAAATGCTTGGCGCACTTAAAATTGAATTCGAGTCCGCTTTCGTTAAAACCAAATCAATCTCAATAAATAATGGCCTTCCTAAGTCATGGAAACGGCTTAAGGGCGTCATTAAGAAGTCAGTCTTAAACTGACTTAATACTGTCGCCTGTTTATTCATTTGAACAAAAATTCGTGCTAAATCAATAGAACCTGAACTACGTGAAAATAATTGATCGGCTAGTAATGTCGTTACATCCTTCTGTCTCACAACTCGAACACCTGCTAACTGACCACTTACTTGAGCAAGTTTCGTTAATTCAACTCGGGCTTCGCCTGGTAGTTTACGTAGCATACGGGTTAAAATATTATCATCTCCAATAATTGTAACATCAGCATTACTTCCTGATCCATTTAACAAGCGCAAAGGAGGTACTCCATTCCAAACTTTCCCAATTGAAATTGCAATGTCGCTATTAACATTGGTAATCATGTATAATACATTACTATTTAGAGTTAGCTCAGAACGACCAACTGACATCGCTAAAGCAGTACTTAATTCATTCAATAAGGAGGTTAGTGTAACTGAAAAGTTATAGCCACGTAACTGGGTATAAACGGTAAACATTTGCTCAACTAATATGCGTGTGACTTGAACTCTTGGTGGCTGACCGGTCTTCGACGAGAGTAATACTTTACCACGACATTTTGAACTTAAAGCTTGGAGATCATAAAGAATACGTGTTAGATTACGGCCGACGTAAGATACTGGACCAACGAATGGTGTTAAGTCACTTAAATACGAGTCGTTTTCCATGATGTAGTTGTAATTACGTATTAGTTTAAGATTAATTACGTGTATGCATGAATGCTTGCTAAGGCTTACGAGAACTTTCGGATGTGGGGGTTTTTGTT